AAGGAAACAATATGATAAAGTTGTAGCAGTTGGTGATCTGCTCAAAAGTAAGTTTGGTGAAGGAGTTAATAAATTAAAAAGTGCTGCCGGCAATCTTGCAGAAGCAGCAAAGAAACAAATCGTTCAAAAAATTATTGAACCGCTTAAACCATTCTTTGAACCAATACTTTCAAAGTTAAAAGGTGTTAGTGATAAAATAATGAAACAGTTGTCGAAGATACCAGGATTCGATAACGTCATGAAAGTACTGCAGAAAAATGGTATTAGTGGTCTTGCAGATGCGAAAGGATTATTAAAGAAAATAGGACCAAAGGCAATACCCATTCTTGGTGGTATTGTTAATTTACTTTTTGCATATGATCGTCTTGCTCAAGGAGATATCATTGGTGGATTACTTGAAGCAACCTCTGGTGTTCTTGATGTGTCTGGTGCCTTTGGATTTGCCCCTGGTCCAGGAATCTCAATGGCAATGGATGCTTACCTATTTGCCAGAGATTTTATCCCCCAGATCCAAGATGGCGAAAATGCAGTGGTTAATTCACTTGGACTTGGAGGGATCAAAGGACAAGTAGAAGGTCTTGCCAAGAAATTACCAGACCTCTCTACTCTTGTTAAGATGATAACCGGTGGAGAACCTAACAAACCAATGATTGGTCTTGGACAAGGACAAGCACCAGCTGGGGGTGGATCTACCACAAGTCCCACAAATGTAACACGCTCCAATATTCAGGCAAGTAATGATATCGTTAAAGTTGGAAAGGATTTAATTGCTGAGGGATTCTCTGTTGCGGAACATCCAGACTTTACTAAGACACCAACAGCATCTGGTGGATCATATACTCCAGATGCAGGATCTGTATCTAATGTTCATCAAGGCCGTGGACACTATGAGAGTAGAGCAATTGATGTTACCGATTGGAGAGGAACACTTGAGGATTCTAAAGCAAGATATCGTGGAGTCTTAGATTCAATTTACAATAATGGGAACATGGCAAAAGACATGCTTCTTATTCATGATAGTTGGGGTGCAGCAGATAAAACTGGTAAGAGTGGCCCAGGATCTCATGCTCACCCAGAACACATGCATATTGAAGTTAAGGATTTGGGTGGTCTGATTGGCAAAGGATTATTTGCTAACCTTGGCAAACCAGAATTTGTTCTTGATGCTGACTCCACAGCAGCAATTGAGAAAGCAGTTCCTGGTTTATTAAATGCAATCAATAAAGCAGATGGTAAATCGGCAGTGGATGCTTTAAGAAAGTATGCCTCATATGATTTACCTGAGATGATTCCAATTCCTGTTCCACAACCAGTACAGAATGTAATGGGTGCATATGAAAAAACTAAGAAAGCAGCAGTCAATATTATCTCTGGTGGAATGGATTCCTTCCAAGAGATTCTCTATATGCGTTAAATAGAAATACGAGGTAACACATATGGCAGATACAAAAGTCTCAGGTGCTCAGTCTACACCTTCTTTTATAGAAAAATTAGAAATTTTTTCAAATAAAGATCAAGGTAAAAGTGTTTCTGTCTTGAATGGAATCACAAACCTAATGTATTATGAGAGTCTTTTGCAAGACTCTATAATGGCTACTGTTACTTTTGGTGATAGTGGAAATACTGTTGATGATAAGAATGCTCTCGAAGGACTGCCAATCGTAGGAACAGAAAAGGTATTGTTTAAAATTAAAGATAATAATGATGAGCAATTAGATTTAGTTTTTTATGTCAATAAAGTTACTCCAGTGGGAGACCAAACTACAAAGGGTTTGGTTAATCTGCAGTTAGTTTCAAAAGAATACATCTTAAATGACGAGATAAGAATAAACAAAAGATTTGATGGTAAAGCTTCTGATGCAGTAAAAACAATACTTACCGACTTCTTAGAAACTGATAAAGACATTAGTGATATTGAAGACTCCACTGATCTGAATGAAATACCAGGACAATGGAAACCAATATACACTATTAATTGGTTATCTAAAAAATGTGGTCCTGCAAACACAACTCCAGGAAAAACCGCAGGATATTTTTTCTACGAAACATCGGAAGGATATCACTTCAAATCCATTGATACTTTGTTGGGTCAAGAGAAAAAGAAATCAATCATTTATACAGAGACACCTGATGGAAGAGGTGCAAATATCCCAGAGGGATATGACATGAAGGCACTGACTTTTTCAAAAGATAATAGAATTGATGTCCAGCAAAAAATGGAGGCAGGATTTCAATCAACCAGAATTATTCTTTTCGATCCTTACACATGCAAATATGAAGTTCTAAATCCAAAGGCAACAGGAGAAGATGGAGTAGAAGAATCTCTTACTAAGGGTGGAAAAGAACTTCCTGTTTTGAATCCAGAATTCAATCGTCAAGGAGAAAACAAACAGTTCTCAAGAACAACTTACATAGTTAAAGACACTGGAACATTGCCATCAGGAACAAGTCAAGAACAGATTCAAAAGTCAAAAGATCCAAACTTTAAACCAGAGTTGATTACCAATCAGGCAATTATGCGCTATAATCAACTGTACTCTTCAGAAATTGAGATAACAATACCAGGAGATTTCTCTTTACATGCTGGCGATGCTATCCATTTTGACGCACCATCCGCACAAAAGGATACAAAGAATGATGATGTTGACCATCAAATTGGTGGACTATATATTATATCAGCATTGTGCCACTTAGTTAACGCTCAAGGAACTTATACTAAAATCAACTTAGTAAGAGACTCCTTCGGTAGAACTGGAAAAGCAAGGAAGTCCGATCCACAATCTGGAAAACCTGCAACACCTACAGAGACTCCTGGTACACAAAATCCATATCAAAGAACAGTATCATACGCTTCAGCATCTACTACAAAATCTTTCTAAAGAAGAACTATGGAAAAATCTATCGAAGATCATATCAATCAAGATAAAAAAATTCTTGAGGACCCAACTATCTCTCCTCAACAACGCCGTCACATTGAAGGAGAACTTCATGATCTGGAGCAGTATCATGATAAACATCCGGAGGATCATCATGATCCCACTCCCCTTGAATTGTACTGTGACACACATCCTGATGCTTCTGAGTGTAGGGTCTACGACGACTGATGGAAGCAGGAGCATTATTTAACTCTGGTTTTTTAGGCAACAACTTCATTTGGTGGGTAGGTCAGATTGCTGACGACTCCGAATGGAGAGATAATACTCTGTCTGGAAAATTTGAGGATGCGAATACTATTCCTGGATGGGGAAGAAGATATAAAGTTCGTATCATGGGCATCCATGATAAGGAAGAAGAATCAATCAAGTCTGAAAATCTTCCTTGGGCGAATGTTATGTACCCCATCACCGCTGGTGGTGGTCAAACAAATGCATCACAGACTCCTTCACTTCGCCAGGGTAACTTTGTATTTGGTTTCTTCATGGATGGCCAGGACCAACAGGTTCCTGTCATCATGGGTATTCTGGGCAACAATGCTCAGACTCCAATGGCAACAAAGACTGGGCAGAGTGATACGAATTTTTCTGCTACCAGTGGATATGCTGAGGGTAAAACTCCTCCATCAGGGTCAGCAAAACCAACAGCTCCTGATGAAGGTCTTGTAACAACAAAACCAAAGACTCCTGAGCAAGCAAGTAATTGTGCTCCTTCAGCACCAGGAGTCCAACTTAATCAGTATGGATTAGACCCAACAAAGACTCTTTCCAGAGGACAACTTCAAGCTGCTACTGATGCAAGAAACACAGCAAGAGATGCTGGTCTTCCTAAAGAAGAAGTTGAAGCAGCAGCTCAGAGAGCAGTTGCTGACTTTAAAAAGAAAGAATGTCAACAGGCAAACTCTCCATCATCACCAAGCACAGGTAATCCAACTAAGGAAAACCCAGATGCAATGCATCAACTCTCTGCAGCTGATGTCAAGAGAGAAACTAAACTGAAAGAATGTATTGTTGTAATGAAACCAGATGATCCCGTTTCATCTGCAATCTCAGCAATTCAAACTGTTCTGAGTACATTAACAGAAAAACTTAATTCATATCTGAGTGCTATCTCAAGTTATATTGATGCGGTATCAAGTACAATTGAAGACATTCAAAGTCTAATTGCAAATGCTGCATGTGAAATTGCAAAATATATAAAAATACTCTTTGATAAAATCATGGAGTATGTTTTGAAAGCATTAAACAAAGCAATGACTCAGGCAGTTGCAGCACTTCCATCTGATATGAGATCAATGTTTGCTGATTTGAAACAAACCATTACTGAACTGATTCTCTGTCTGTATAATAAGTTGACTGAAAATCTTTGTGCATCGATTCAAGGGATTCTTGATGACGTTTTGGATATGGATAATGCAGAAGCAAAAGCAAGAGAGAATGTTGATAATCCTCAGAATGATGATGTAAATAGAAAACCAACTGTTCCAACTTGTTATGCAGAAGAACTTGTTGGTCAAGTTCTTGCAGCAAATCAACAGCAAATTGATTCTGCTAACAATAATCTTCTTGATAATATGAATGCTTTCCTGGAAGATATTCAGAGTGAACTTGCAGGAGTAAGTGGATCACTATCAGACATTTCAAGTTTGATTGGAGATATTACTGGAAGCATAACTTCTGCTCTCTCCTTTGCAAATATCAAACTCAATATTTTTGGATGCGAATTAAGTCCAAACGTTGCGGTTTCTGATAAGTATTGTATGGCAGATGGTGGATCTGGACAACCAGACTCTTCACTCCCAAGCAATAAATCTATTGAGAATACTGTTGCCAATACTCCAGAATCTAACATTACTCAAGCAGAGGAAACACCATTTGCTCAACCTCCAGCTGGAACAGCAGACGTTGAACTTGATAAACCTACACCAACTAATCTCCAAATAAGAAACAAT